GATGATACATGTGATCACCTGTGGATTCATCATAGCCAACACTGTCAGGCACTGGTAGCATGTGGGATTGGTACTATCTGGTTTTCCTGGCACCCATTGGCATCTTTGTGGCCTGTGTCTGGGGTTTGTACGTGACATTTTTTGAGGATTAACATGTTAGAAACCATCTGTGAAACTCTCATCGAAGCCTATCGTCGCAACTGGATCACCAGCAGGGACGGCAATGTCAGCATCCGGCATCATGATCGTGACCACTTTTATATCACACCGTCTGGCGTTCGCAAGCAGACCTTGCAACCAGATCAGTTCAAGAAGATCAGCATACATGGACCGCTATGGCAAGAAGAATACTACACCGACATCAGCGCCAATCTCAAACCCAGCGGAGAATTGCCCTTGCACTTTGGTCTGCAACGCCAGATGGGACAGCATGCCACAGATGTGCGGGTGGTCATGCACTTTCATCCCACATACTGTGTAGCAGCCATGCATCGCGGCATACAGTTATCGGAACTGGCTAAGGATTTTCCCGAACTGAGTCGTTATACCAGAGTAGGACCGAACGTGCCAGATGTTGCACCCATCAGCCAAGAACTTGCCGATGCCTGCTTTGACAGTTTTGCATTGGATACAGATGGATTTACCGCGGCCGACATCATCGGAATCCGAGGACACGGTGTGGTGGCCATAGACACATCACCCTGGCGAGCATTTGAACACATCGAACGTCTGGAACACATCTGCAAAATAGTGTTGACCAGCTGTGCATAAATTACTATAATAAGGAATCAACATGAGCCAAGCACAATACAATCTCCAACAACCCACTGACTATCTCAATCGTGTCATGTTCCTGGATCCTGCCGGACCGGTCACAATCCAGCGATTCGAAGAAGTCAAGTACAACAAGCTGCAGAAGTTTGAACAGGAAGCACGTGGATTTTTCTGGCAGCCCGAAGAAGTGAGCCTTACCAAAGACGCACAGGATTTCAAAGAAGCATCGGATACAGTGCGACACATCTTTACCAGCAACCTCCTGCGCCAGACTGCCTTGGACAGCCTGCAGGGACGCGGGCCCAGTCAGGTGTTTACACCGGTGATCAGCCTGCCTGAACTGGAAGCTCTGGTGTACAACTGGACCTTTTTCGAGACCAATATCCATAGCCGTAGTTACAGCCACATCATCCGCAACATCTACAATGTGCCCAAGGAAGTGTTCAACACCATACACCATACCCAAGAGATCATGGACATGGCCAGCCACATCGGCGAATACTACGAGAGTCTGCACCAGATCAACATGCGTCGTGAACTGGGCATGGATGTGACCGAAGAGCAACATGTGCGAGCCATCTGGTTGGCCTTGAATGCCAGCTATGCGCTAGAAGCGTTCCGTTTCATGGTGAGCTTTGCCACCAGCCTGGCCATGGTTGAAAACCGCATCTTCATCGGCAACGGCAACATCATTGGCTTGATCCTGCAAGATGAGATTCTGCATCGCGACTGGACCGGTTGGATCATCAACCAGGTTGTGAAAGAAGATGCCAGATTTGCCAGGGCCCGGACCGAATGCGAGTCAGAAGTGTATGCGATGTATCTGGACGTGATACGTGAGGAAAAGGCCTGGGCCGATTATCTGTTCTCAAAAGGTCCAGTGATTGGGCTCAACGCTGCCATCCTGAAAGACTTTGTGGATCACACTGCTGCCCAGGCCTTGAAAGAGATCGGCGTAAAATACCAGGAATCGGCGCCCAGAATATCACCCATACCTTGGTTCAACAAGCACGTCGACACGCACAAAAAACAAACTGCGCTGCAAGAAAACGAGTCAACTAACTATGTAATCGGAGTCATGAGTGATCAGCTGGACTACGATGCACTTCCACAACTATAAGAGAATCAAATGTCACGAGCTGTAATCTGGAGCAAATACAACTGTACCTATTGCGATCAGGCACGAGCTTTGCTGGAACACCATGCGATTGTGTACGAAGAACGCAAGATTGGTGATGGGTACACCCGCGAAGATCTGTTAGAAGCAGTGCCCACTGCACGCACCGTGCCACAGATATTTCTCGACGACCGACTCATCGGTGGTTACTCCGAATTACAACAACACCTAGCAAAGGACCAGCATGAACATTGAAAAGAACCAGGTACATTCGTTCAAATTTACCAGTGGTGAAGAAGTGATAGCCCGGGTAGTGGATATTGACAACAACTGGATCTCGGTGTCTGAGCCAGTGGCTGTGGCACCAGGCCCACAGGGCATGGGACTGATACCTGCGCTGTTCACTGTGGATCATGACAAAACAATTTCAATAAATATCCATAACTGTGTTTTTGTGGCACAGACGGATGAATCTGTGCGTGCCAAATACATCCAGGCCACCACAGGTTTGCAGGTTCCTGACAAGAAAATAGTGATGGGCTGATGCCAAACGTACAACGTCGAGGAGATGCCAACGGTGCCGGAGGAGTTGCCACCTCGGGTGTGTCTTCGGTGCGTGTCAACGGCAGGCCCATCGTGGTGCCCGGAATTGCTGTGACAGCACACCCTTGCTGTGGGCAACCGGGTTGTGCAGTTCATTGCTCGGCAGTGACTTCTGGTGGTAACAGCACAGTAAAGGCCGGTGGTAAACCAATTATTCGAACAGGGGTTGATGTAGACACTTGTGGTCATCCTCGAGCAGGCGGCAGTTCTACGGTTAGGGTAGGATAATGCCAGACGGCGTGGTCAGCAATCTTGGTCTCACAGCAGGTGCTGGGTTTTATGCCAACACCGGCATACATGCCAACACCAATTACGCCAACACCATCACCAGCTACAGATCCAACGAGCTTGTTGCCAATTTACTCTATACCATCAACAAGGCCGCCACCGATGTGGGTCTGGCCATAGCGCCTGGCACCTTGGCCAATCTCCAAGCCATCGGTGCAGATGTTTCCGGCGCATACTGTCCGGCCCTGGGCGACAGCATACCCAGCAACGTGGCCATTGCTGTGGCCAACGTGGGTCTGACCGGTCTTATCACGGCCAATGCCAATGTGTATCTGGGCAATGGACAGTTTCGTGTGTTTGCCCAGGCGTTCCAGACAGCCCTGGGGTTTGCCACGGTCACCAATCAGGTCATACTCAGTGTGTGCAACAGCTCGGACTATCTGGGACCCACATTCACCACCATGGATGAATTGATCAGCGGTGACATCGCCCGGATGACCTTGGCCTATGATGCATTTGGTGCCGATCTATCTGCCACCGGACGACTGCTCAGTTTCGAACCCTTGGATCTGCTGGGCACACCAGCCGGGCTGTTGAAGGCGATAGCACGCGCCGGCAACATGGTGAATGGTACCACACCAGCCGTGCGCGATGCTTTGATCGCACAAGGCCTCACAGACGTCGACATAGCTGATCTTGTGAATGCCAATAGTCAAGGTCTTTTCAATCCCAACGGTCTCACTGAAGTTGAGTTTGACAGATTGCAGAAACGCGCTTATCCAGGTCTGTGCGAGGTTACCGGTGCCGATCTCGCCGATGTCTTGACCATCTTGGCCGTGACCACTCCCAACATCACAGCGTTGTGTGAGCTGCTGGATCCCAAGAAAATTTTCCCTACCAGTTATCCTGCACTCAAAATCAATGATGTCCTGATCTACAACCCCGACGGCACTGTGAATGAAACCGCGGTGTTGCCCGAACTGGTGCCCAAGGGCTGTGAGAATCTAGCCAAGATCTTGCCACCCGATCAGGCTGCAGCCAACCGCGCCCTGCAAGTGGCATTTGGTCAGATCAACTCCATCACCCTGATCGACGGAGCACAATTGGCCAGGATCCTGACATGACCATAGAAAGCCTCAAGGGTCTTGATCTGCTAGGCAACGCCACACCTTTGCCAGCCGATGTCAAAACCTATCTCGAAGACAATGTTGCGCAAGGCAGCGGAGTGTGTGGTACATATCTGATCACCGACTTCTTTGGTACCGCAGCTGGCTTGCCGGGCAACGCTCTTGTGGCCAACGCTGACAGTTTTATCCGCAATAACATCACCACCACCTCCATAGCCAATCTCAAGAGTGTGTATGACGAGATGCGAGCCGTGGTAGACGGCACCGAACCTTTCACCATCGATGGAAACCCCTATGCCACCTACGATGCAGCCCTGGCATACTTGATCACTAAGGCCAACACAGCAGTAGCAGCCGTGATAGGTGCCTTGCCGGACGCGGTCACTGTGGCCGCAGACTGGACAGCCTTGGCAGAACATTCGTTTACTGAAATCCGTGCGCAGGGCAAGGCCGGCATAGACTGGGCTGCCATACCCAACGATCTTGAGCTACCAACCACGGTTTTCGTGACCAGCCTTGACAGTTATGGTCAAGACACCACAGAAGG